GCCCTAACATGGCACAGATACCCAGCGACTCTCTGTACCGCCAATGCTTCGTTGTGCCTGAGGGCAGCAAGCTTGTCGGCATTGACGCCTCTGGCCTTGAGCTGCGCATGTTAGCTCACTACATGAACGATGAAGAGTACACGGACCTGATCCTTAACGGCGACATCCACACCTACAATCAAGAGGCCGCTGGCTTAGAGACCAGAGCGCAGGCCAAGACGTTTATCTATGCGTTCCTGTATGGTGCCGGTGATGCCAAGATCGGGAGCATTGTGGGCGGCTCGTCACGCAAGGGTGCACAGCTTAAGCAGAGCTTCCTAGACAGCCTCCCTGCCCTTCTGAAGCTTATTAACAAGGTAGGTAGACAGGGGCTTGGGGGTAGCTTACCAGGGCTTGACGGGCGCCGTGTGCTGATACGCAGCGAACACGCAGCACTCAACACCTTGCTGCAATCCGCCGGTGCTATCGTCATGAAGCAAGCGCTTGTGATTGCCACGCAAAAGCTAGCAACCTACCGCTACCCGTACAAGCTAGTGGCGCAGGTGCACGATGAGTTTCAGGTAGAGGTGCCTGAAGAGTATGCGCAGCGGGTGGGCGCAGTGTTCCGTAACGCGATAAGGGAGGCAGGACGTACGCTAGAGTTGCGCTGTCCACTGGATGGCGAATACAAGATTGGAAACAACTGGAGCGAGACACACTAATGAAACGTAAATATAAAATGCTACCGTCCAATGCGAGGCTCAATGAAGTCTTATCTTATAATCCAAAAACTGGTGAGCTGCGGTGGAAAGTTAATAAACGAAACGTAAAAGCCGGAAACAAAGCGGGATGCCTGCTACGCCGTACTGGATATAGGTCCATATCTATTGATGGCGCTGTTTATTTGGAACACCGGATATGTTATAAAATAGCTACCGGATGGGACCCCGGTATGTTTGAGATTGATCACATAAACGGCGTTCGGGACGATAACAGGATTTCAAACCTGAGAATGGTTGACCACGCAACCAACGGCAAAAACACATGTATGAAGAAAAATAACAGCTCTGGACATAACGGGATTTACTTTCATAAAGCTACAAAAAAATGGATGGCGCGTGCAAGGGTAAATCACAAGTGGCATTATCTCGGTGTTTTTGAAAAACTAGAAGACGCGGTGGCGGCCCGCGCTGCTGCAGACGTTAAGTATGGCTTTCATGTTAATCACGGGAGGGTTGGATAACGCTTGACAAATACGATGTAATATGAGAAGATAATATCAGTGGTCAGCATCGGCCACACAACTGACAAGGAACTAAACATGGAAAACCAAATCGTTCAACTCCGCGCTACCGTTAGCTTTCCGTCCTTGGTGGACCAGATTGTTTTCAATAAAGCACCCACCGGCAAGTATGGTGTGCAGCTCACCAACCTTAGCGACCGTGCTGTTGAGCGGCTGGAAGAGCTAGGCGTGGAGACTAAGCAAAAGCCTGACGATAAGTACGCACGCGGTCGGTTCATTGAGTGCAAGTCGCAGTACCCGATTGATAACAGCGGCAAGTTTAACATCTTGTTTGAAGACGACGGCAAGACGCCCTTTGAGGGCAGCCCCCGCGAGATCGGCTACGGCACCGTAGTGCGCGCTAGGATCAAGGCATACAAGGCACGTGACGGCGTGACTCGACCTTCGCTAGTTAGCATGGCTATCGAAGAGCTGGCTAAGCCTGAAGTCAGCTTAGACGAAAGCGCTTTGGAAGAGGTGCTGTAATGCGCTGGGGTCTGGACGGCGACATCATTCTGTACAGCGTGGCGTTCGCCGCCAAGGATGACCCCATTGCCTTTGCGTGTCGTTCGGTGCGCTCCGTTTGTGAAACGATCATGGTCGAATTGCAGGCGGAGGGCATCGAAATCTACCTAACCGGGAAGGGGAACTACCGTCACGACTACGCCTGTGACACCTACCCGTACAAAGGAAACCGTAAGTCCGACAAGCCGCAACACTTCTCAGCGCTCAAGGAGTACATGATCGACACCTTGGGCGCTGAGGTTGTGGAGGGCGAGGAGGCAGACGACAAGCTTGGCTATATGGCGTGTCAGCACGGCCACGGTATCGCAACGCTAGACAAAGACCTGTATGGCGTTCCTGGCTGGCACTGGAACTGGCGACGTAGGGAGTTGTTTAACGTGTCACCCGAAGATGCAGACCGTTTCTTTTACAAGCAGCTAATCACAGGAGACTCCACCGACAACATCCCCGGATTGTTCAAGCGCTTGGGCCAGAAAGCTATGCGCTCAATCCTTGATCCAATCGAAGACATGTACGATGCTGCCGAAATGTATCAGTATGTGCGCAACGTATACTCTGAAGCATTCGACAAGGTTGGCATGTGTGTGGACGAGAAGGAGGCGATACTAGACGACTGGCTACTACGGCAAGGGAGACAGCTATGGATTCGCAGGCAGGAGGGGGAGCTGTGGGAGTTCCCGTTGGGCGCGTAGAGCATGTGCTTACATACCCACAGCAGCTTAAACCACTAATGCGTATGATCAAAATGTGGCTTAAGGACCGCCACCGAATTAGAATCATATTGGAAACACTTGATGACTAAGAGGGTAGCAAGGACGCGTAACGACGGGAAGTGGACAGAGGCGCGCTACTTCGGCTTTATCCGTAGCGCCCTCCGTTCTGCTTTCCAACGCTGGGGCCCGAAGCACAGCGCTAAGCAAGCCGCTAAGGTAGCATATAACACTTATGTGTGTGCACACTGCGACGGCTGGTTTGGGTCACGGCAGGTGGAAGTGGATCATATTGTACAGTGCGGGTCGTTACGTAGTTACGACGACCTCCCCGGCTTCGTAGAGCGTATGTTCTGTGAAGCTGACGGATTCCAAGTGCTGTGTAAAGACTGCCACCAAATCAAGACTAACGAAGAACGCGACGCAAAGAAAAGGAGTAAGTGACATGGCACGTGTAGGAATCATCGGAGACACACACCTGCCCTATGAACTAGACGGCTACTTGGAGTTCTGTCAGGAGCAGTTTGATCTGTGGAATGTGGACACTGTGGTACACATCGGTGACTTCATCGACAACCACAGCCTCAGCTTCCACGACAGCGAGCCGCTGCTGCACAACGTACACGGGGAGTATGAGTCTGCGCTTGAGCGGGCGAAGCGCTGGTACGACGCGTTCCCTAACGTCACGCTAATCCTGGGCAACCACGACCGCATCCCGGCACGGCAGCTACGCAAGCTGGGCATGGAGCCTTCCATCTACATGCGCCCCATTGAAGAGCTTCTTGAGATGCCTGAGGGCTGGAAGGTAGCGGAGCAGATTGAGATTGATGGCGTGCTGTACCACCACGGTGAGACCGCTAACGGCGTGAACGGCTTCCGTAACGACGCCAAGCAGCGCATGCAGTGCACCGTGTCAGGCCACAATCACAGCAACCTTGGCGTGAGCTATACGGCTAGCGATAGGGAGCTGGTATGGGGCATGGCGGTAGGCTGCGGCGTAAACCAGAAGCACCTCGCCTTTGCCTATGGGCGACACTTCAAACTCAAGCCCATCATCGGGTGCGGCGTGGTCATTGACGGTACGCCGTACGCTGAGCCGATGGACCTTGGCTCTAAGATTCGGAGGGTTTGACGTGCCCCTTTACGAAGACCCGCTCATTGAAGCCGTAATGAAACACTGTGACCCGTGGGAGGTGGTTGACCTGTGCGACATTGACACATACGACTTGGTGGACCTACTACGTAGTCACATCCTTGACAATAGAGAACGCTTTGAGAAGCACTTAGAGCTGTTCGACGACTGGAACGACTAACATGGCAAAGGTAATTGAAGGAGGCTTCGGGAAGAAGAAGCAGGAAGATCGCATTACGGTGCGTGACATGCTGTTCAAGCTGCGCGAAGCGCTTGGCGACTTTGAAGAAGAGAACCCAGAGGTAGCGGTAGAGGCTGCTTGCGTTATCTTCATTGAAGACCGGGAGTTTGTGCTAGCCTCTAACGGCCTACACCCCGACACCGTTAACATGCTACTCGACTTGGGCAAATTCAACCTACTGACTGGAGCTATGGGACATGCAGAAGAAGACTACGAAGGCCCCGTCCACTAATCGGCAGGAAGGCGGGAGTCACTACCAGCTACCCATTCAGCCCATTGAGTACATCTACAAGAACGGACTGGGCTACATGGAAGGCAACGTCATTAAGTACGTCACGCGCCATGCAGACAAGGGCGGCGCTGAAGACCTGCGTAAAGCAATCCACTATCTGGAGATGCTACTTGAGTGGAGGTATGCGCCGTGAAGGACTACCTGCACCGCGTCTTCCACGCCTTGTCTGTACTCGCTAACGTAGTGTTCCTGAACGGGCTGCCGTATGAGTCTGTATCAGGGCGCTGCCACCGCGAGGGCTGGACCAAAGCGGAAGACGCACTGGACGACTTGTTCTGGTTTGACCCTAACCACTGCTACAATAGCCACATCAATGAACGCGTATGGGCAAGGGAGTTAACGAAGTGAGCTTTGCAGAACTTGAACAGCTAGTCGCGGAATGGCACGAAGCACGCAACCTAATCGACGGCAGCACGGACGCTGCTCAAATGCACAAGCTGCTAGAGGAGGTGAATGAGTTAGATCAAGACGTGCATGACGGCTACGATCTGCGGGACGAGATGGGGGACGTTCTGGTTGTGCTGATTAACATTGCGGAGCGTAACGGATTTACGCTACGCCAAGCGCTGGAGGTCAGCTACAATAAGATTAAAGACCGCAAAGGACAGATGCGTAACGGCATCTTCGTGAAGGAGGAGGACCTGTAGAGAGGCAATGCGCCCGCCGAGTGTGCTGCTCAGCGGGCGCTGCGCTTTAGTCGATGTTACCGAAGAAGTTAGACCATTGTTTATAAATCGCACTTTCAGAAACAATATCGGCCACTTCCTCAACGTCACCTTTAGCGATTGCTTTAATAACGCCGCCAGCAACATCACCATAAAGTCCAAGGGGTGGGAGCAATCCGTTTGCTACAAGCTGAGCAACGTCTCCACGCTCCCACAAGGAGCGCTCGTACTGTGAGCCAACGCTCATGCTGTTAAGGCTAAGCGGGCCTAGCACAGAGTCTGCTAAGGAAGCTATCACCTCTTCTTCAGTAGGCTCGTAGTCTTCCTTAAACATAGCCCTGCGGCCCACGTTAAGCCCTGCATAAGCTGCGCCAGGAAGAGCCAAGTACAGCGTAGCTTCTTTGGCAGCGCCTGCTTTGTCCCCGGCTCTGAGCTTCTTAGCAATACGATCAGACAGCAAAGCGTTGTGCTTGATAGCAAACCCGCGCATCATCCACATTGGACGAAGATTGGGGTTTTCTAGCCACACCATGGGGCGACCACCAGCAGAAATAAGCTGCTGCTGTCCAAGCCCTGCCGTTAAAATCTGATCGTATAGCTTAGCCTCTTTAGCGTTCATCTTGCGTACGTCGCCGTTGGTACGCTTAAGCGCTCCTTCAAGACGCGCTAAATCTGCAGGCTCAAGATAGCCAGCCCAACGCTCGCGTAGCGTACCACGCCGTGCGCGGTTAAGCGTGTCTTGCGCAACGATGCGAACAACGCTATGTTTAGCCAAAGCATCTAACTGCTTAAAACCAAAGTTCATGGTAACGTCGCGAAACACGTTGGCCGCGCCTTCTAACCATTCTGCTTTAGTTGCTTTAGCGCCTTCTTTACGTACGCGCTGGAACCACTCGCCTACGTTTTGCTGCGTAAGGCCAAGACGCTCTAGACTTGCAGCGCTTTTTAAACGCGGATTAAATAAACCAAGAGACGCTTTAACTCCGTTGTTCCACATTGCAACGGGTATGTCGTGCATGTTTAGAACGGCGGTCATGGGACCAGAAAGTACAGAGTATCCGCTGCTTTGAAGTGCGCGCCAGCCCGCAGAGGCTGCTCTGTTCTGGCCTTTTAGTAAAGTGGCGGTAGCATTACGCAACATACGAGAGCTTGTTTCGCCCAGCCCTCGTTGCTTAGCGTTGTTTTCAAGAGCGCGCATAACGCCCTCAGCGCCTGTATTAACATTAGGAAGACCAAACTGTTCTTGAATAGCTAAAACGCGGTTATTGTTAAAAATACGATTGGAGTTGGACACAAAAGGATTTGCGTATTCTCTGACGTTTACTTTTCCGCCTTCTTTAATAATTTCACGAGTACGCTCTTTGGAGGCCAAATCAACAGCTAAGTTGTACTCGTCATCTTCAAAGTTAATTACATCTTTTTCATTTAGCTTATTAACTGGCTGAATTCTATCAGACTTGCTAAGCCCCCCTACTTTTTGCGTATGCAAATAATACTCTTCGCCAGTCCTAGGAAACATATCCATTTGAGACAAAGGCGCACCGCCACGATACTCCCCTGCTTTTACGTTCCAATTATTGTTGTTCTTTGCAGACCACTCCATATAGTTATTAAAAGCGTCTACGCTACTATCAAAACGAAAAGCCCGATTACGAAGGCGCCTATCAATCTTTTGTTCAATGTACTTTTCAATAGCTTCTTTGCTTTCAGCGCCTTGCGCAAAGTCAAGAACCATGCCTGCAAACTTATCGTCCGTGTCAAATAGATTAGCAACACGACGCATAGCTTTTGTTTCAACAAACTTTTTAGAGTCAAGGGTGTTTTGACGCATTGCCGTTTCGTCAGCCACCTGTAGCTTGGCGCCTGCCTCTGGGCTAATCTTTTGGCGAACAGCGTCAGTAACCCCCGTGCCCCAGTTCTGCACCCAACCAAATTGCTCTTTGTTGTCTACAAACGGAGACTGCTTAACGCGCTCCGTAACCTGCCGATCAAAAGCTACCAGCGCTTCTGTTGCGTCTTCGGGCAGCACAGGGCTTTTAATACGCGCCATAGACAGCGGCTCTAAGTCACTAACCATACCGGCAGCGCGCCGTGCCGTATCAGTAGCTGCACGCGCCCCAGCAACCACTCCCTTACCTAGCCCAGGCGCGGCTCCGGCCACGTCAAATACATCCAGCGCTGCCATTACGTCTTGCCCAAGCGTGGTGGGCTGTCCAGTGCCAGTAGTTTGTAAGTATTCGCCTAGTCCTTGACCAAGCTGTAAGCTTTGCAGAGCGCGCTGAACAGCGTCCATTTCGCTTGGACGATCTTCAAGCAAATAGTCGCCAATGGTAGCAAGCACGCCGCTTTCTAGCGGCTTGATAGCTGGTGCTGCTCTGCTAGCCAACCGCTCAAACGTCTCCTGCGCAGTGGCCACAGCGCTAGGCAGCGGCGCAGGGCCTTCCGGCTCTGCTGGCGCAGCAGGCTTTTCACCAACATGCGCAAGAACGCGATCAATAGCTTCTTGCTGCGTGTCGGTAGTTACTTTATAAACCTTGCCGTTTTTCTTTATGCGATACTCAGGCACGTTTAGTCCTCAGTTAGCTTGTTAATAGCAGCTTTAGGCGCAAAAAGGTCAGTGAAAAGCTCTACGCCGGATTCTGCCAGATCAAGAGCTTTTTCAAAGTTTCCGCGCTCGTCTTTCTCTGGCAGCGTAAAGATTTGGAACTCAGGAGGCACGGCTACGCCTTGCTTAGGCGCTTCGCCAGCCTGTAGCGCATCTAAGTCAACCACACCATCGTCATCAGCGCGCGGAGCAGTCTTAAACAAACGATTGATTGCTTCTTGACGCAAGTAGTTTTCTGCTTCCGTTAAGGTAACGTTATAGCCCTGCGCTTCTAAATCTTTTTGCGCTTCTTCAACATCTGTGTCTGAATAGTTTCTAACAAGTTCACCTTGAGCTTTTTGCCTAAAAGCAACTTGCTCTTGTCGCTTTGCTTTTGCTTCATTACCAGCCTGCTCAAGAACAGCTTTGCTTACTTCTGTTTCTAAGTTGTTACGGCGGCGGCGCAAAGCCTCACGAGTAGCTTGCGGAATAATAGCTTTTCCGTTTGCAGCAGCTTCGTTTGCTGCTTTAATATCAGCATCCAAGCGCTCCGCCATACTATTTAGTTGATTACGAACAGGCTCGTCAAGATTGGCAATGCTGGGAATAACAAGCTTACCTTCCTGCTCTACCATTTCAAACGAAGGCGGAAGCACTACGCTAAGATTGCGTTCTTCTTCAGCACGCTTTTGTTGACTAGTAATACGATCAACTACTTGTTTGTGTGCAGCAGCAGCCTGCTCAGAAACCTCTGCCGGAGCGTTTTTAAGAATAGTGTCTGCTTGCTCAATGCTATCTACAGCATTAAATGCAGCGCGCATACCAGCTTCTAAGTTGTCTAAACGAAGCGCTTTTACCGTTGCTGCTGCCGTTGCTGCTGCTGCTTTTGTTTGACGCTCGTTAGTCTCAATAGCAGCCGCTTGCGGAAGCAGTGACGTTCCTTGAGTCTGTCCAACCGCTTCAAGATTAGCACGTGCCGTAGCAATGGCGTTTGCGTCGCCGGAAGCAACGGCATTACGGAAAGCGTTAAGTGCTTTTACGCGCTCTTGCCCTTCAGCTAGCTTACGCTGTTTTTCTTCTTCAGCCTTGTTACGCTCCTCCAACGCCAGCGCTTGCCCAGTGAACAGCCGCGCTTGCTCCGTGTCACCAATACGCCCCTGAAACGCCGCTTGGCGCTGCAAAGACTCAACACTGTTAGGGTCGAGCTGGGGGCGGAACGAAGTCATGATGGGCTGCATAAGCCCCTGACCTGCCTGCCCCATGCCGCCAAGCGTTCCGCCAATCTGCGACAACATTCCGCCTAAGTTGGCGCTTGCATCAATACCTGCCATGATGTCGCTCCTTATTGCCCAAAGTCGTATTCGTCAAGCGCCCTAAGACCAGCAGACTCTTCAACAGCGCTAGAAAACAAACCAGGAAGACCTAGCTGCTCAAGAAAGCTAGAGCCCGCAGGCGCTCCTTGCCCAATACTGCCAATAGCATTCATGCCCGCACCGAACAGATTACCGAACAGCTCGCTAGCTGCCTTCTCGGCATTGATCTGTGCTTGAATACCGCCAAGGCCAAGCTGTGCACCGTAGCCTGCGCCGGTAAGCTGACCAGTCTGCGCCATGTTGGCTGCTTGCTGACCAACCTGCAGGGCGTTAAGCTGCTGCTGCAGCGGCGTGAAGGCCATGTCGTATCCTTGCAAGCCAAGCTGACCACCTGCCTGCGCAATGTCTGCCAGCATGCCAGCGCCTTGCTGACCAAGCTGTGCTTGTTGCAAACCAAGCTGACCCATGTTAGTGCCAAGCTGCCCTTGAAGCTGACCGGCTTGCGTACCAAGCTGACCAAACTGGCTAGCCATGTTAGCACGGTTCATTGCTTCCTGCTGCGCTTGCCCCATTGCTTGGAAGGCTGCTTGGTTCGTAGCCTCAGCGCGTGCACGGGCCATAGCGGCATCCTCAGCGGTGCCACCAAACTGTGATCCACGTACACCGCCACGTCCCATAGCAAACTCACGGGCTTGCTGTGCGGCCTGTGCGCGCTGTAATCCCGGCTCTTGCAAAGCCATAGCGCGCTCAAACACTTGCTGCTCACGGCCTGCAGTGTCCATCATGGCCTGCTGCATGGCTTGTTGTGAAGCCCCCAACGCCCCGGCTTGCTGACCGGCTAGGCCAGCCTGCCCTGCTTGCATAGCGGCTAGCGCTTGCGCATAGGCGGGGTTGGTCATGGCTTGTTGCAGTGCCTGACCAGCAGCATCAAAGCCTGCTCCAGCGCCTCCAAACATACTCTGACCGGACTGCAGCATAGCCTGCTCAGGCCCTACGCCTACGTTCAAGCTGCCCGTAGGATCAATCGTAGAGCGTCCTAGGCCCGTCTGTACGCCGTAGCCACGGAATGCGGTTTGGTCTTGAAGCTGCTGTCCAAGCTGGCGCATCTGCTCAGCGCCCTGCGCACCAGTTTTGCGAATGTCTTCCGACAGCGCATAGCCAGCAGCAGCACTGCCAGCACCTGCTAGCAAATCAAAAAGACTCATTTAGATAATCCTCCCGATGAGGGTCTGTACGTTAATTTCTTGAAGGCTAATTGTGTTGCCATTAACCTCTGTGCGGAAACCAATGATCACTGACTCACCGCTACCTTTAGCGTTCACGCGATAGCGCTTAATGGTCGTTAAGCCTGGGCCGTATTCGTCAGTTTGGTTGAAGTACGCTACGTTGTACAACGCAGGCGCTTGGGCCGTAATGGTCAGCGCTTTGCTGTAATCAAGGCGCCCGCTATAGCCCCACCCTGCGTACGCTTGAGCATTCGACAGCGTAGACACAACCGTAAAGTCGATCTGCTTTACAAACTTAGTGTTAGCAGGCTGACCAAACGTAAACGAATTAGACTCATACTTAAACTCAAACGGCTCGTCGTTATAGTTTAGGCCCTCATCGTAAATAAATAGGCCATAGTCGCTAGCAGAACTTGCAAGCAATACGCGAGCTTCGCCAGCTACCTCGTAGTACATAGCGCGCTCCCAGACCGTGTTGGTCCAGCGCGTCACCTTATTGCCACCCGTAACGCTAGGCGCTCGCATCTCAATAGCAAAGGCTTGTAAGTCGTTGCTGAAGTTGACAACCGTTAGGTTCTCATCAGGCCAGTACGACAACGAAATAGTGGTTTTATCGGCCGTAAGGGCAATAATGTCTGTGATGTCTCGACGCACGTTAGCCGTCAAGTCACCAAGCGGTGCAGACTTTTCTTGGATTGTGCGGCCCAGTGAGCGCACGCCGGAGTCGTCTACAAACAGCACGTCAGAGCCAATGTTAGCAATGGCGTCACGGTTTACGCAGCCAATACCCGTAATAGTATCAGCTAGCACAATGCCGTCAGCGGCTGCTGGATCGCCCGTAGCGGCATTATTGTACACAAGGATAGACTGCCTGCCCATAATGAACAAGGCGCCGTTGTGTGCTACAATGCCTACAATGCGGTCCGTGCCGCTGGGCCAATACTCATTGACGTTAATCAAGCCGCCAGTGTTCTGCGGGTCTGCTGGCGACGTACGCCCATCGTACCACTGCGTAGCAATAAGCAAGTCGCTGTAGTAAATCGTTTGGTAGTCACCGTCAATGCCGCTAACCCACAAGCGCCCGTAAGCAGCAGTCGCTACGTCACCGTTAATAGCTGCCGCAATAACGCCACTGTTGTCTTGAGGCTTAATGTAGTCAACGTCATTGGTGCCGGTGAAAAGCTTAGCAATAGTGCTGCCGTCATACTCAAGGCACTCATTGCCGGCGCTGAAGATGTACATTTTGTCATTGAAGCTGACAAGCTTAGCGTCAGCCAAAGCGCTGTCATCGACAAGCGTCGGGTAGCTAATCTCGTCCAACTCGTACGTAGGGCCAGCGCTAGTGGTTAGCTTGCAGATAAAGTAGTCGTCTTGCAGCAGCGAATTGCTTGCGTCGTATTGGTACACACCAACAGTAGCTAGCACATAGATAGTGCCGTTAATGCTGCCATGGCCCATGCGGTGCGTTTTAATCTGCGTGTCCGCTACGCCAACCGCTGCGCTATACGTTACGTTAACCGCAGTGGTGAATTCCGTCCAAGGCTTACGCGATCCAATACGACCAAACTTATCCACAACAGCATTGTCGGCCACAAGCGCAAAGCCAGGGTCTTGCTGAAGCGGAGAGTCTTCCGTGTTCAGCCCCTGAAAGCCCGGAGCGCTAACCGTAATGTTCTGTTGTTGCTGCGCCATTACACAGTCATCCAGATGTTGTCAAGATCGTTTAGCGAGGCATCCCATGCAATAGCGTCAGACAGATACACATTAGCTAAAGCAAACAATTCTGCTGCCGTTTGACCACCTACTTCGCCACGCTCACGTGCCGCCATAGCTAGCGCGTAGTACACAACAGGCTTAGAGGGTACGAGAAGAACGTCAGCGGCTGCGCTTAGCTCAGCTTGGCGCTTAAAGCCATATACGGTGTAGTTGTATACGGCATCAGGTTGCGGGAATAGTTGTAGTTGAATGTCGCCGCTAGCGTCAGTGCCGTTAACAGCATAATACTTTGGTTTGTTGTCGGCGGGCGTAGCGGCTTGTCGCTTGCGCAAGCTGTAAAGCGTCTCTTCCGTAAGTTCTGTCCCATCGTCCTTAACGATATACTCTATCTTACCATAATTTCCGGCATTTGTCAAGCTGTAAAGGTTGTCGCCAGCGGTGGTCGCAATGGCCCAGTCAGAGCGCAGCGCATTCCATGTGTGTGCATCCTCAACAATCTGCTTGGCGTCGTTAACAAGCGATACAACCATCTCTGCTACTGGATCATCAAGACCCGTTACGTCCGTTACGGTATCTTCACGGAGGCGCAGCAGCACTTGATTCACTGCTTCCAAATACGTCATGATAACATTCCTCGTCCAGCCATACCACGTGCTTGTGCAATATAGTCAACGTATGGCGCTAATGTTTTCTTTTGATAAGGCGTAAGGGTTGTATACTT